GAGGCGTTTCCTGTTTCGTCTGGCGGGGCACTTGGGAATGACGGTGAGGGAACTGTCTCGCCGCATGGATTCGCAGGAGCTTACGGAGTGGATTGCGTTTACCCGCCACTTCCACGCTCTTCCTGATCCATGGCGGCAGACGGGCCTGCTGACGAGTGCCGTGCTCGCACCGTACTCCCAGCAAGGCAAGGCACCGAAAGCGGACGACTTCAACCCGATTGAGAAACCACCCCAGCACGCAGACGAGATGAAGCGGGAGCTGCAAAAGCTCTTGGCGTTTCCTGAGTAAGCCATGGCCACAATCCTCTCACTCGCGCTGAAAGTAAACGCCGACGCCTCTGGCGTGGTGAAGAACCTGACGCCGGCTGAGCGGGCGCTTGAGAATTTGGCCAAGCAGGCGAGCAAGGCCACCAGCGTTTTTGACGAGTTCGCCAAGAATAGTGAGGCGGCATCAGCTGCGCAGGCGACTCTGAATGACAAGTTTGCGGCGTTGGCTGAGCAGCTGAAAGGTGGACTGAACGCCCAGGCGTACGCCGATCAGTACGCGGCCCTGCAGCAGGAAGTGCGAAACACCGCTGACGCATTCTCTGAAGCCGCAAAGGTAATTGAGCAAAACAGAACAGAGGAAGAGATTCGCGCAGAGACGCTCGCTAGGCTCAGCGAGCTTGTTGCGTTGGGTGCCCTTGACGAGGAGCAGTACGCACGGGCCGTTGCTGAATCGAGCGGAGCGAATGCAGCTGCTGCAAAGGCTGAAGAAGAAAGGCTGCGGCTGCTAGAACGCGGCCGACAGATTACTGAGCAGTTCCTGACTGACGAGGAACGCCGGGCAAGGCAACTTGAAGAGCTTAACCAGATCGTTGCCGCCAACGGCATCGCTGAGGAAGCCGCTGCCCGTGCTCGCTTTGAGTTCAGCGGCCTTGCGGCACAGCTTGAGAGGGACGGCCTGGAGCTTAGGCGTCAACTGGCTGCAGAGCGAGAAGCAGACGCTGCCAAAGAAAAGGCTGCACTTGAACAAATCGCAGCCGTCGAGAAGCGGTTAGCGGAAGATTTAGCTGCAGCACAGAGGCTGCGGGCGCAGGAAACGGCAAAGGCGGCGGCAATCATCGCGGCTGGACGTACAGCGCAACAGATATTCAACGACGCAATTGATGAAGCCATTGACCTAGAGCGAAAAGGGCTTCTGACAAAAAAGCAGTTTGACGTTGAGCTTGAAAGGCAGAATGCGATTTTTAACAAGGCAACGGCCGCTGCCGATGGCTTTGGAAAATCCGTCAAAAAGGCTGCTGAAAGTGGGCTGATGTTCAACGAGCTGAGCGGCATCCTTGCTGCTCTCCCTGGCCCGCTTGGCAACATCGCTGGCAGATTCTCTGGAATCGCCAGCGCGTCTGAAGGGCTCAATAGGGTCTTCTCAGGTGGATTGAAAACAGGGCTTGCCAGCCTTGGATCTCAGTTGTCTGCCCTGGCATCTCCGCTGAACATCGGCATTGCTTCGTTCGCTGCGTTTGGTGCTGCGGCCACGGCAATCACTCGCGGGCTCGCTGACCTCGAGGGGCGCGTGGAGCAGTTAGGGAATACCGCACTGCGTCTGGGCACTGACTTTGCCACGATTCAAGTCCTGGACGAAGCAGCACGCAGGAGCGGCGGCTCAATCGACGCCCTAGCCGCTGGCATCCAGAAGCTGGCAGTAAACATCAACGAGGCGAGAAGCGGCACTGGCAAGGCCGCCGACGCATTCCGCGAGCTCGGGATTTCGCAGGAGCAACTTGCCACGCTAGACCCGGCAACTCTGGCTCAGCAAACGGCAGCAGCACTGCAGCAGATAGAAGACCCGGCACGGCGGGCGGCGCTGGCGACTGAAACGCTTGGCAAGGCTGGGCTCACGCTGGTGCCAGTGTTCAACGCGATCGGCGAAAGCGAAGTTGCCCTCAAGCGATTCGCCGCAGCAATCAGCGAAGTTGACTTGGATCGCATAAGTTCTCTTGGCAGCGCGTTTGACAACGTAAAAACTTCTCTTGGCGGCCTTGGGCAGTCAATCGTTTTGCCATTCGCTGGCGCAGTCGAAGGTGCATCAAATCTATTTGCAGACTTCATTGGAACTGTCACCCGGCTGGCCCAGGCTATCGGCACAGTCCTGACGCCAATACTCGATAAGCTTGGCGCGGCGTTTGCCAAGTTTGGCGGCGTGTTCGGCGCTATCAATGAATACCTTGACTCATTTGGATTCACTTCGATCAAGGCTGCCGGAAACGCCAAGGAGTTTCGGGCCGAAGTCGAAGTGAACACAAAGGCACTCGAGGAACTCACGAAAGCGATTGAGTCAGGAAATGACGCACTCAACTCTGCAATCAACAAGGCGGCTGAGTTTGGGCAGGCTGGCTTTGACGCTGCCTATCAGTTCCAGCAGGCTCTCGCTGACTTGAATGAGCAGGCCAAGGAAGAGAACTACAACGCCGAGCAGTACGCTCGAGGCGTCGCCAATGCCACGGCCGAGTACGAAAAGCAGATCAAAGCGATTGAGAAGGTGGCAGATGCAACCAAGAAGGCTGCAGACGAGGCAAAGAAGAAGGCGGAAGATGACAAAAAGCGGATTGAAGAGCTTTTGAATCCAAACGATTCTGCGGCCAAGGTGCAGGCAGATATCAGCCTTGCGATTGCGCAGCAGGCTGAAGCGGAGAAGAAGCTGGCCGCCGCGAGGGCCGCAGGCGACAAGGTTTCCGCAGACGCTGCTGCGTCACGCCTGGCCCAGCTGGATCAACTGCGAACCAAGCTTGAAGACCAGTCGCAGGCTATCAGCCAAGGTTTTGCAGATGGCTTCTCTGCAGCATTCAACAACACCGCCGAAAGCATTTCGGGATTGATTGATAAGGCTGGCGAGTTTGGCAACGCCGGTGCCGAAGCGGCGATGAAGTTGCAGGAAGGCGTGGCCCTGGCTCAAGAGCAAGCCAGGGACGGCATCATTCTTTCGAGCGACGTGTACGAAAAGGAGATCAGCAGACAGCGAAGTATCTTTGAGGAGCGGCTGGCTCAGATTGAGCAACTGAAGCGGGCAGAGCAGGAAGCAAAGACCGCGGCGTTTCAGCTAGAGGTTGACGCGAACCAGCGTGTAAATGAATTCATTGCCCAAAGAACGCAGGCGGAAGTTGCCGGCGCTGAGCAAGCAGCTGCACGCCGCCAGCAGGCCGCATTCAATATTGAAGCGATTGAGCAGCGGATTGCTCTTGAGCGGCAATCGCTTGAGGCTGCCCGTGAACAGAACGATATGAACTCCGCTCGGGCTGCCGTGCAGCGGATTGACTTGCTAAAGGATGCTCTGGCTGTTGAGCAAGACATTTCAAACGGACGAGAGAAGCAGCTGCAGACTCAGCAGCAACTCATTGAGAGCCAGCAGCAGTACGAAAATCAGCAGCAGGCCGCAGTCCAGGCGTACCAGCAACAGCAGCAGCAGGCCCAGCAGCAGTACGCCCAGGAGCAGGCCCGCATCTTTGAGGAGCAGCGTAAGGCCGCCGAGGCCGAAGCGAAGCGGCAGGAAGAACGACTCCGCAAGCTCAACACGCTTGGACAACAGTCGATCAACGTGGCCGACGTGCGAAGCGTTGAGGGGGCAAACCTAGTGCTGCAGACGGCGGCTCAGGCCCAAGACCCCGCACTGATTCAGGCAAGGCTTCAGACAAAGCTTCTTGAGCGGGTAGCACTTGGCATCGGCCAAGCGGCGAGCAACTACTTTAACCAGCCCGTCGCAATCGTCGGTGCTGCAAGGCTTAACTGATGGGCGTTGCGTCATACCACGAGCTTGCTAGCACTTTTGAGAACGAGCTAGGTGGCTCCCCGAAGGCCGTCCGCACCTGGGCTGTGACGCTGACTGATGACACGCTGCAAAACAACCCAACCACGCATAGCGATGTCATTAATGCGCTGAGCATAAACAACTACGGAACTCAGTACCCTCATCTCGCCAACCCATACTTCGGCCTTCGCAAGGTAACCGTAACTGAACGCTACTCAGATTCGCCGTACCACGTTCTTGCTGTGGCTGAGTATGGCGTGGTTTCCGCCAACGAACTGCTATCCCCAACGTCCCGCGCTGCGGAGTGGAGCTTTGAGTCAAAGCCAAGCCAGGTGGCGGCGCTCTACTACTGGGATGGCACGACTCGAAGGCCGCTGACAAACTCTGCGTTTGACTACTACGAGGGGCTGCAAACTGAAGAGCTTATTGTGGTGGCAAAGGTTTCAAAGAACTACTCGGACTTTGATGCCGATAACGGGCCGGTTCATCTAATCAACGCAACCAACAAACTGAACTCTGGCAACTACCTCGCAGCTGCAGGCACAAGCAACGTCCACTGCTGGAAGGTGGCTGGCGTCTCTACTGAGTACGTCACCGAAATCTACAACAACGTGTCCCACCAGTATTGGCGAACTACGTCAGAGCTTCAGTATCGCCAAAGCACATGGAACTTGTTTCTGCCAGATGTTGGATGGAACTTTATCGACGGCGGCCAGAAGCGACGCGCGATGGTTTTTGATTTCCAGAATGGCGAGTGGGTCGCGTCCGCAAATCCTGTCGGACTTAACGGCTCTGGCGGCATGAACTTCACTAACTTCCCGTTCATTAATGAGCGTCGCGTCTGCGAGGAAGTGAACTTCTCGCCGCTGTTCGGCACGCCTCCAACCGTGTAGCAATGGCCCGCCAAAAGAAGCCAGCCGACGCGGTGCAGTTCACTCGGGAAAGCGCCGAGCGTGTGGCTCGCGTCGTTCGCCAGGCCGAGC